TCGGGGTCGACGTTGCCGGCATGGGGCGCGACTCATCCGTGCTATGTCATAGGTTTGGTAATGTCATTACAGAGTTCGAGGCCCATCAGTCCCGGGGAGAGGCTGATCATATGAAGATCGCCGGGCTGATAACCAACTATGTCAAAGGTCAGGGTAAAGTGTGTGCGTTTATAGACACCATCGGTGAGGGCGCGGGAGTATACTCCCGGCTGATAGAGTTGGGGTATAAACGCAAGGTCTATTCATGCAAGTTCTCAGAGAACGCCGCCGGGCTGCATGATGTTACAGGAGAGTTTGAGTTTGCAAATATGAAGGCCTACCTGTTTTGGTGTATCAGAGATTGGCTCAATCCCGCCAACGAGACAAATGCATGCTTACCACCGACACTGAACCTGACCCAAGAGCTTGTGGAGATCAGGTATGAGATCATGAGTAATGGTAAGATAATTATTGAGTCTAAGGACAAACTCAAGGAAAGGCTCGGTAGAAGCCCCGACTATGCTGACGCGTTGGCCAATACTTTTTACCCGATGAAATTAAAACAAGGATTAAGTGCCGCAGAAATAAGTTCGTATCTATAAAATAATTAAATTTGAGCTGCAATGGACTACATGGAGATATTAAAGGGAGGTGACGTCAAGGCGATTGTCAAGCTGTTCGAAGACAGCAAGCCTGCCGCAGACCGCACCTATGACGAGGTTTCCTCTCAGTACAAGGTGTCGAAACACGACGTTTTCTCAGAGACTATTAGGCCTAAGAAGATCATCAAGAAGGATAGCGGTGAGACAGACGCCAATGGCAACCCGTCGCTGATTACTCAGGCGGTTGAGGTTGCGAGAATAGGCGTTCCGCTGCAGAAGCTGATAGTTGAGCGTCGTGTGGGGTTTATGCTCAGTGAGCCCGTTGAGGTCGAGGCTGTTGCCGGCGATGACTCCACCGCTGAGAAAGAGCTGATAGATCACATCGTCTATATTCAGAACGACAATAAGATGGACTACAAGAACAAAGAGGTAGCCCGTCGCATGATGAGTGAGTGTGAGGTCGCGGAGTTATGGTATTTTGTTGAGAACAAAGACCCGAAGATCAAAGGTAAATTTACCTTAAAGATGAAGATACTGTCTCCCGCCTTGGGTGACAGCCTGTACCCGTTGTTCGACAATACGGGCGATATGATAGCCTTTGCCCGGGGGTACAAGATCAAAGAAGAGAAGAAGGAGATTGAACATTTTGACGTATATACTGCTGAGGCAGAATATAAGTATGTCAAGAGAGACTCATGGGCCCTCGATCCTGAGGCTACGCCAAACCCTGTCGTTAATGCCGTGGGCAAGATCATGGCCGTTTATTATTCTCAGCCTACCCCTGAGTGGGATGATGTGCAGACTATGATCGCAAGGCTCGAGACCAACCTATCAAACCATGCCGACACGAATGATTACTTTGGCTCCCCGATCCTCACTGTTGTGGGTGAGATGTTGGGCTACGCTCAGAAGGGCGAAACCGGAAAGGTGATGCAGTTGGAGCAGGGCGCTCAGGCGAATTACTTGGCCTTGTCCTCAGAGCCTCAGTCTATCAAGATGGAGAATGACAAACTTGAGTCTCTCATCTATTCAATGTCGCAGACGCCGAACATCTCGTTTGAAGAGATGCGGAGCTTGGGTAATTTCTCAGGTATAGCTCTCAGGCTGATGTTTCTTGACGCCCACATGGCAGTCAAAACCAAGGAAGAGCTGTTTGGTATAGGGTTGCAGCGGCGTTTGAATATTATTAAGGCTGCTATAGGCATGGTGATAGACACCTCCAAGCGAAAGATAGCCGACACCCTGCAGGTGAAGCCGGTGATGACGCCCTATATACCCATGAACGACACTGAGCTTGTGGAGAACCTCTCCCTGAGTGTCGGTAATGGCATAATGTCGAGAGAGACGGCCATTGAGCAGAACCCATATGTAGTCGATCCTGAGATTGAGATTGAACGTACCCGCGGCGAAAAAGACGAGACTGACGACCTGACGGGCAAAGGAGATAACGAAGAACTTAAAAAAGTACCACCAACCAAATAACCTATGAAGCTTTTAATGTTAGTGCATAGCCGCACGAACACCTGCTCCTACTACAGAAGCGGCGGTGTGGCTGCAGACCTGAGACAGCATCTCGACATTGACATCACCATCAGGCAGTGGAACGAGATAGAATTACATTGGCAGAAGATCATTGAGTTTGATCTGATATTCTTAGAGCGCCCATATACGGACATCGCCAAGAACTTGATGAATTTCGTAAAGAACATGGGAGTGCCCATGTGGATTGATTACGATGATTACCTGTTAGGCGTTCCCGTAGAGAACAAATACTCGGGCGTGTATACGCCTCAGGTAAGAGAGAACATCAAGGAGATGTTGAAGATGGCTGATGCGGTGAGCGTGGCCACGGCAGAGTTGGCTCGCCTGTATCATGACTATGTAAGGGTGCCTATCAGGGTGATCCCGAATGCATTCAATGATTTCATATTCAGAAAAAGGGTTATATGGCCCGAGAGGCAGAAGCTGATCCTGTGGCGTGGCTCTGACTCGCACATCTATGACATCATGCATAGGGGTAAAGCCATAAACGAGGCCACCGGCTTATTCCCGGATTGGACGTTTACCTTTCTTGGTTTTTACCCATGGTACCTGTCAGAGAGAGACAACATGTACCACCTCAAGGAGATGGACATTATTCTCTATCACAACAACCTTGTGCGTATGGGCCCGGCCCTGCTGCATGTGCCGCTGAATGACTCTCCCTTTAATAGGGGCAAAAGCAATATAGCTTACATTGAGGCCGCGTATGCCGGTGCCGCCGTGCTCGCCCCGAATTGGGAAGAGTGGAAGAAGCCCGGGGTGATACTGTACGAAGACGATAAGTCTTATTTGGCCGGGATACAGGCTGTTGTCGAGGGCACCTTTGACACCCGTAAGGCTGCCAAGGTAGCGTGGGAGTATATCTCCGATGAATTACTACTCAGTAAGGTCAACGAAAAAAGGGCTGAGCTGATAAAAGACCTGTTATGAAGGTGATTGACATGATCCGTGTTACATGGGATTATGGGTTTGTTCATCGCATCTATTGGCTTGATAAGATGAGCGTCACCGCAGTGATCTGCGAGAGGGATACCCATGATGTCACCCGGCTGACCATCGAGTCGTTACTGAGGTTTTATCCCGATCTCCCTATCGTGATCGTCGATGGCGGTTCGACCGACGAAACGCTGCCATACCTCAGGGTTCAGGCGTTTAAATACCCCAACATCAAGATATGGGAGCGTGGGGGGCGTAATGGTCACGGCGACATGCTGCATGAGGCAATCATGGATCACGTCTCCACAAGATATGTGTTGCTCTTGGACTCAGATGTTATCGTTAGGCGTGGAGGTTGGATTGAGCAGATGGTCGAGATTATGAACAAAGGTAAGGTGACCGGCATGCCTATTTATGGCTTAGGGTCATTGATGTTGGTATCCGATGAAGATGACGCGTGTGGCCCGCCTAAGGGCGGCAGTGATACCCTTAAATACATTCATCCATCATGCTCAATAATTGACCGGTCGACGTATCTGACCCTGCCCCCGTTTATTGAGCACGGGGCTCCGCTTGTTTATAATATGAGAGAGGCACAGCGCCGGGGCCTGAGGGTGGAATACTTTCCGATAGATAGGTATGTCATGCATCTCGAGGGCGCCTCATGGAAGGAGCCGCGCACAATATGGAGAGATGACAGTGGCACCATGTCTCGCCCGTTCATTACGTTCATTATTGCCCCCGGGGTTGGGTTGAATATGTTTATGAACATGACCTCCCGGGATTACGATATGGTTATGCTCGGGCAGCCGCAGAGCGACCATGTTGTTATTCACTTTGATAAGGATTACAAAGTAAATAACTCTCTGTATCAGCTCAGGTTCAGGGTTCAGGGTGAGTATGTTGTTGATGTCACCGCAGAGACTGTTATTTGTCCTGAGTTTATCAATATAGCAAAGAATGGTTCTCATGCGATGGATTATCCTAATGAGATCGAGGTCTTGGGTGTCAAACTTGTAAAAAGATCGTTATGGCAGCAGCGGGAAGCTCTATTATAGGGTTCATGCATGTGTGCATGATAAACGACTACATGCGAATAGTCTCAGAGCAGCTCATGCTCATGCGATCCTCGGGTTTGTTCGATCAAACCAAAGAGATACGCGTTGGGGTGACCGGCAGCTCAGAGGGCAAGGCCTCCCTTGAAAAATTCTTTGCGCCGTTTGAGAAGATCGTTATTGTGGCTTATAGCGAAGATCATGCAGTATACGAGTTCCTCACACTGAAAGAGCTAAAGAAGACTGCAGACCTGAAGGACTTTTACGGGTTCTATATCCATACTAAGGGTGTGAGTTGGCCGGGCCATGAGGGTGGTAAGTATTGGCGCGATTATATGAACTATTACAATATAGTCAGGTGGAATGATGCTCTCTGTCATCTCAAGCGCGGGTATGACACCTGCGGGGTGAAGATGGTGAACGGTAAATTTCCATTGCATTATTCCGGGAATTTCTTTTGGTTCAACTCAGAATACATAAGACGCCTGAGGCCTATCTCATCTCTCAATCAGCAGGATCGGTTCAATGCTGAGATGTGGCCCTGCTCAGGGCAGCCGATATGTGCGACCCTGAATCAAACCTTTGTAGATTACAACACAAAAGGTATATTTAAACCATGAATTACTGCTTCACCCTTGGATATAATCTCGTAGACGAGATTGCCAAGACAACCAAACTGCTTTATGACCTCAACGAGCGCGATACGTTCAAACATTTGATCGTAGACCTCGGGTTCCCTCTCGAGAGAGGTGACGAGATACCTGACGATATTATCGGCGTCAAAGTACGCAACTCCGAACGACTGAAAGCCTTGGCCGACGAGTACGGCTCAGGCTATATCAAAATGAAGAACATCGGAGTGAGTCAGAATTGGACTCAGGTGTATAAATACCTCAGGCCCGGGCCCGACGATATACTGATAGGCACTGACCCTGACGAGCATCCCATGAGAAAAGGATGGGTCAAGGCTATGGGCGAAGTCATGCGGGAGGGTGGATATGCGCTATGCTCTCTCATGATGACAGACCATACGCCGATCATTCAGCAGTTCCCGTACAGAGAGAGGACTGTTGCCGGGCATCGCATATATCTTCTGCCTAACGGCACCCTTAATTGGGCCTTGATAGGGATTAGGGGTGATTTTCTTGATCAGATAGGCGCGGTACCTTACCCTAAAGAGGCCCCGATCTATGGGTGGATAGAAGGTATGCTGAATCCCTTAATTGAGCAGCACGGGCGGCGGTGGTGCATCCTCGCTGACTATCTCGTCAAGCATACTGACTACGAGAACGGCGATATCGGTACGTCACCCCTGCTGAGAGCGTGGAAAAATCAGTTGGTCTTTGAGGTAAGAACCAAAAGTCAGGTTACCTTTGATCAGTATCTCAACGGAATTAAAAACATGAAGAGATGATAGATGTGCCTGTCTATATGATTGATGAAGAGGATGAGGAACGGAGTGAATTGCTCGGCCTCCCCTCTAATGCTGATGCGTTTTTAATATTGCATCACTTTCGCGACTCCTCTATTGATGGCTATTATACTGATACCGTTGTGCATGCGCAAACAAAAACGATAGATATTGTGCTGTTTATTAGCGGGTCTGCGTACAGGACTCCTTATTCATCTCGACTTGAAAACAAATTAAAAGCTTTGTTATGATAATAGTTACAGGTGCAGCAGGGTTTGTTGGTAGTAATATCTGCCGGGCCCTTCGGGAGAATGGGCTCGATGTGTTGGGTGTCGACGACCTCTCGTTTGGCGACGTACGCAATATCCCTGAAGGGCTGAACTGTCATCGTATTCGCTTTCAGCAGTTTACGTCGTTTGACCGCAATTCGATATTGGTGCATTGTGCTACCTCCAACATCATCTATGGCATGAAGCACCCGGTTGAGACGTTCAAGAATAACGCCGAAGACACCATTGAGTTGTTCAATCGGTTCCCGGGTAAGATCGTGTATCTGAGCACGAGTTCGGTTTATGGTAACGCCGAGGACATACCGACTCCCGAGACGACCATGACCAATACCTACAATGCGTATGACACCTCAAAGCGCATTGCGGAGCTGTACCTGAAAAAGAGGGGTAATTATACAACCCTGAGGCTTACGAACAACTATGGCCCTAATCAGAGGGTAAGCAATCCTTACTGCGGGGTTATGGCCAAGGTTATAGCTGCCGGGCTCGAGGGGCAGGAGTTTAAGAGGTATGGCAGCGGTGAGTCGACCCGTGACTATGTGTATGTGGAGGATACTGCACGGGCGGTGGTTGCAGCCGTATTAAATGAGGCAAGAAATACAGAGATAAATATTGGCACCGGGAGGGAGACGTCCGTTAATTCCCTTGTGCGTTGGGTTGGTGAAGCGTTGGGTTGTCACGTCCGTTCCGTGGTGGCCCCTGAAAGGGCTATTGACCGCGTCACCCGCCGGTGCCTTGACATACGCCGTGCATATAACCTGTTGGGATGGAGCCCGCAGGTTACTATCGGTGAGGGCATAGTAAAGACCATTGAATGGCAGATGAAGAATCCTTAAAATTCCGGGTTCGGTTCATCGGCATACAAAAGTCGGTCGCTGACAAGTATAAAAAGCTTATCGGCGCCACTGCCGAGGAGATAGCGGCCCTGTCTCGTCAGCCGACGAGTAAGCTCACCCGTGAGTATAAGCTGCCTGTCTCCCTAAAGCGAAAGGTCAAGCCGGCTATCGCCCGTTTTCAGTTAGGCGCCCTGCAGTTGATAGAGGCAGAGGTCAGGCGGGCATGGGAGATCGCCAATAAGAAAGATGATGCCATTTTGTCGGCGTACCTGCAGACCCTGCAGAAACACCCGGGGTTCTTTAACCATAATCTCGATGCTCTCGAGGCGTGGCTCCGCAGGGGTCATGGTGACCTGTCAGATAACGTATGGCAGGTGTCAGATCAGCTCAGGCAGGAGATGGAGACTCAGTTGGCCTTAGGTATTGCTAACGGCGACTCTGCCGCGACGATAGCCCGGCGCATGAAGCGATATCTTGTTACTCCCGACGCCCTGTTCAGGCGTGTGCGAGATAAGAACGGCAAACTGATACAGAGCCGGGCCATGAAGGCCTTTCATCCCGGACAAGGGGTGTATAAGTCGGCATACAAAAACGCCCTGAGGCTGACGCGCGCGGAAATGAATCAGGCATATCAGTTGGCAGATGGCGAGAGATGGCGAAAGTTAGACTTTGTTTTAGGAATAAAAATAGATTTATCGGCTCAGCACCCTGATTATGACTATCCTGAAATTTGTGAAGTCTGCGCCGGTATATACCCTAAATGGTGGGTATTCCGTGGTTGGCACGCGCAATGCTTATGCCATGTGACGCCGGTATTGGCCGAGCAGAAAGACCTCCGGGCTTGGCTCAGGGGTGAGACGAAGACGATAAAGGGGGAGCAGATACGGGAACTGCCGAAGAATTTTAAAGAGTTTATTAGAGACAATGCGCGCCGGTTTTTGGGTTATAAGACCGTGCCGTATTGGATGGACGACAACGCTCATGCGATACTGAGTATTATGGGCGAAAAGGGCCCTGAGAGAGCGAAAAAATAAACTTGTATTTGAGGAAACAATTATTAACAAAAAATAGTATAACTTTGAAACAATCGTAATCAGATGAAAGAAAAAATCTTTGCAGGGCTGAAAACCAAGTTTGATGGGGTTCAGGATGCGATACTCAACAGGGTCGCAGAGAAATTAAGCGAGACTGTCACGACAGAGGATGCAGTTGCCACCGCAGTTGAGGGGGTGACTCTTCAGAGCTTGCTCGACTCCTATGCTGATAGCAGGGCGAATGAAGCATCGCAGACCGCGGTGCGCAATTTCCGTCAGAAGCATGGCTTAGGTGAAGACGGCAAGCCAATAAAAAAAGAAGACCCGAAGCCTCAGCCGAAGCCTGAGCCAACGGGAGGGGATGAGCCGCCCCAATGGTTTCGTGATTATCAGACGAAGGTCGAAGCCGACCTGACTGAGGCAAAAACAAAGCTGCAGGAATATGAGAACAGCAAAACTCAAGAGAAGCTCATGGGGTTGGTCAAGGCCAAACTTAAAGAGAAGGGGGTTGACGAGGCCTTTATTCCGCTGCTTACGAAAAACATAGCCATAGGCTCAGAAGATCAAATCGACCAACTCGTAACGGGGATGCATGAGGATTATCAGTCCATCGTTCAGACCAAGGCAGAGCAGGGGGTCGTTATCAGCGTTCCCCCGTCATCCGTACAGGTAGACAAGCAGGGTGAGGCGCTTGGCAAACAGATTGCCGAAAAAAAGAACACCGGGAAACAGGCCGGGGTTCAAGGAAAGCAAGTTTAACCTAATAATTCTTAACGATGCAGATAACATCAGATTCCATGGCCGGCAGAGTTGTCGTCTTTGACTCGATCATTGACGAAATTCCCGGCGGGGTCGCTCTGAACGTTGCCCGGCTCGACAACGAGCGTGAGGGCAAAGAGTTCATTGAGCCGGGAACCCCTGTATATGTGGACTATGCTGCCCGCACCGCTGAGGTCTGCAAGTCAGCCTTAGCGATAGACGGCGGCTTGACCGCAGCTCCCCGCATCAGCAAGAACAATCACTTTCTCGTCGGCGATATCCTCAACGACGGGACTACCGGCGGTATGATTACCGCTATTGACCGTGATTCTTCTGATGACTATGACACCGTGACCCTGAATGCTAACCTGACCTATGCGGCAGGAACAAAGTATTTCGAGGGTTCAGCAACGGGCACAAGTGATGTCCTGAAATACACCCCCAACGGCCTTATCAAAAGCGTCTCTCGGATCAAAGAGGGCAACGCTGAGGTATCAGTCGTGACTATGGGTGCAGTGAGGGAAGATGCTCTTACCTACCCGATGCCCACTCTCTTCAAGACTGCTCTGCGGTCGGCTACCGGAACGTCACTTATAACCTTCTTCGACTAACTGAAACATGGTCGTGAATTGCTTTCAATTTGTGATTTAACGATCTTTAACACACCATGAAGCATGAAAACACCGATAATTGAAGGTTTGTCGCAGCAGGGATTAGTTGCGTACCTTAACGCAAGGCAGTACGACGCACTGTATTGGCCGACGTTCTTTCCTCTGAGGAACGTGAACACTCTTGATGGTAAAACTTTGGTCGGCGATGTCGGCTCAAGGGTTGCCGCTCACATCATATCTTACGACTCGAGAGCTCCCGAGGCAAGCCGTAAGTCGATGACTACCAAGTATTTTGACATACCGAAGATCGCTCAGTCTCGCAGGAAGACCGAAAAGGAAATTCTCGAGCATGAGATCACAAAGGTTCTTCAGGGTCAGAATGCTGTCATTGAGGACTATTTCAATGATGTCGATTTCGTTATCGACTCTTGCAATGCGAGGATGGAATGGCTCGCCCTGACCGCCCTTTCGACAGGCAAGATACAGCTCTCCACCACGAACAACCCCATGGGTATCGTGAATGAGACTGTCATTGACTTTGGTCTCCCGACCGCCAATAAGGCCGTTGCCACCGGCGCCGCGTGGAGTACAGGCGCTGCTGCTTCCATGACCCCGATAGCCGACTTTAAGGCTGTTCAGGCCTCTGCTCGTGCCAAGGGCATCTATTTTGAGCGTATCCTGATGCATCCCGATGCATTTGACCTGATGACAGGTTCAACCGAGTTTCAGACGGCCTGCAAGTCGCTGCTGATCGGTGAATCTCAGCTCCTTGGGTTCATGGACATCGGCACCGTGAACAGGGTTCTGACCGCTCTGCGCCTCCCGACCATTACTCTCATTGAGACCTCGGTCGCTATTGAGGACAGGGATGGAAGCCTGACTGAGACGAACCCGTGGTCAAAGACTCATGTCGTGTTTGTGCCCTCGATAATTCAGGGAGCCATGTATAATGGCCCGATTGCTGAAGAGATCGAGAAGCCTCTCGACGTGATTCAGGCAAAGACCGGCAACGTCCTTGTCAGTATGAAGAGAGATTTCAACCCCGTATCA